CCTATCAATAGAAGAACTGGAAGCAAGCATCCTGCGCTTTATTGAACAATACAATCTTACAGCACACCCATTTAAGTGGACATATGCCGGGATACCATCAGTAATTTAATCACTGATATTTAAGCAATGCTGTACTAGTAATATAGTATTCCTTTTTGTCAAGTGTTTTTCGAAAAAACTTGCAAATATGTCATCATATGTTATAATTAAGCTACCAAACAAATGTTTTTGTTATAGAAAGGGGGTACTTCTATGTATGATGTATTAGATGTTGCTCGCTTTGTGATAAATTATTCCTATGATATCGGGAAACCTGTCAGCAATCTTAAATTGCAAAAAATTTTGTACTTTATTCAGTCTGATTTTCTTGCAAATTTGAACAAACCTTGTTTTGATGCAGAGATTGAAGCTTGGGACTTTGGCCCGGTTGTTCCTGAAGTGTACCAAGAATTTAAAAGATATGGCAGTTCAATTATTCCAAAAATAACAAACTATATAGATTATTCAAGAGGACTGTGGAATGCACAAAATACAACGTATTCTGAAAGATGTATTTCTAATTCCACAGATAGAGACCGAATTCGGGGTATGATACGAGAGTGTTCTAATTTTACTGCGGCGCAATTAGTTGAGATAACACATAATCAGGCCCCGTGGAAACAGGCCCGGTATTCTCCATCAGGTAGCACTATCAGCAAAGCTTCAATAAAACGTTACTTTACAGAAGGATAATAATGAACAAACAATTTGAACAAAAACAGGTTATTATTAAACAAGATAAAACCTATACTCAGGGTTCTAAAAGTGAGAACCCTGAGTATAATATTGATGAAATGTCTGCTCAAATTATCATCATCTGCAATCGTCTTTCTACTCAAAATGATATATTTAGCGGAGAAACAGAAGAAGTTGCTCTTTTAATTGAGGATTATATTCTTAAATATAAAAGATTTTTATACTCTGTTATTAGTAGTCACATATTTTTATCAAGTGACCCTGGCACTATTCATTCTAATATTGCCTCTCTTTTGAATTATGTCATAAGCAAAGATTACGAAAACTCTTTTTTAAGACGAAACCCCAAAAAAACAAATCAATTAATTGATGTCCAAAAATCAATCTTAAAACTGTTAGACCACGTAAACTTGGCCGAAAAACAATATGATGTCTTAAAGCAAACGGATGAGGATTACTCAACGAAATTCAAAAAAAATATCATCCCTATAAAAAATGATATCGATAACCAGCTTGCTACTTTTTCAAAAGATATGACTGGTCAATTAATTTCATTAATTGGCATTTTTACGGCGCTCTCGTTTATACTGTTTGGGGGCATCAGTTCGTTAGATAATATATATGCAGGCGCCAAGGACATTCCTTTAAATAAGTTATTAATAGTTGGTACTATCTGGTGCTTCTGTATTATGAACCTAGTATTTGTCTTTATGTTTTTTATAGCTAAATTAACTCATTTAGATATTAGATCGTCCAAAGAAGACTCTGCCAATTTAATTCAGAAATACCCATTGGTTTTTTGGTGCAATCATGTTCTCGTTTGCATAATCTCAATGGGATGCTGGGCCTATTATATAAAGTGTGAAAACTTAAGCTTGAATGTATATAATATAATTCATGATAACGATATAGCATTTTTTTTAGTAGGTACTTTATTCATTCTTATTGTGTTCGGTCTTTTAACCTTTGTCTTATTTTATTCATTTATAGGAAAACCGATATTCAAAGAAAAATCAGAAAAACACCAATCTTCAAAATCAAGCGAAACGACAACCACAAATTAGAAGTTTGTAGTTGTCGTATTAAATTGTTTTATTATTGTATATGAATATTGAATTAATCCATACTTTATTCATCTTTGCCACAAATGCCACTTAGGATATGGTAAAATGGTATTAGTAAAAAGTATGCGAGACATCCAAATCAAATTAAGGATGTTTGATATAACTATTAATATTGAAATAAATGCAAGCCGTTGAAGGATATAGAAAATCCTCCAACGGCCTTACTTTTTTGACATAATAGTATAACTCGATTTAAATAAGCTTACAATTTAAGCATTGGTAGTAATCTGATTTCTTGGCTTACGTGTCCGTGCTTTGGGCGCACGTTTCCCTTGGTTTTCAGGATAATAATGTAAACTTATTAAAATCGAGTTATAATAGGGTAAAAGCTGATGAACAGTAATAGTTTTATTGATTTATGCCAGGGACATTTTGGTAGAAAAATTGCATATACGAATGTCGATAGAATTACCAAAGAAAATGTTGTTGGTGTCGTTGGTAAGGCCATTTCAGTTCTGAATTACAATCGACCGGCGATACGGTATCTTTACGATTACTACAAGGGTGACCAGCCGATTCATTACCGTGAAAAGAAAGTGCGGCCTGACATCAATAATAGGACTTGTGAAAATCATGCTCTTGAGATTGTTCGATTCAGTACCAGTCAGACATATGGGGAGCCGATACAGTATGTCAGCCGAAAAACAGATAAAAAAATCAATGATGCCGTGGATAAACTAAATGATTACATGAAGGACGCTCATCGGCAGGCCAGAGATATCAAGCTTGGAATTTTTCAGAGTGCCGTTGGAACTGCCTACAAGGTAACGCTTAAAGGAAAGTCAACAGATATTGTTCCGTTCCGAATCCATATTCCGAATCCGCTGAATACGATTGTTGTGTATTCGGCCAAAGATGATTCAGATATGCTTTCTATCCAGGTTCTGAAAGATGAAAATGATGAGCAGTATTATCAGTGCTATTCGGAAGATTTTTATTTCATCATTAAAGGCGGCAGAGTAGTTAATTCTGGAATAAATGGTTTTGGAGGCATCCCAATTGTGGAATATCCGAATAATCCTGATAGGCTCTCGGATATCGAGATTGTAATCACGCTTCTCGACCAGATTAACAAAATGCAGTCTGACAGAATGAACGGCATCGAGCAGTTTATTCAGGCATTTATGCTTTTTAAGAACTGTGAGATTGATGAGAAGAAGTTTTTACAGATGTGTGACCTTGGTGCTGTGGAGGTTAAAGATTCCGGTCAGGGAATGCAATCAGATGTAAAACTCATGACGGCTGAATTGAATCAGCAGCAGACGCAAGTAGCCAAGGATGATGTATATCGGCAGGTACTTGTCGTTGAAGGAATGCCAGACCGGCAGCAGAATACCGGCGGTGATACCGGACAGGCGGTTTATCTGAGAAATGGTTGGGATTTTGCAGAGCAGAGAGCGAAGCTGGACGAGCCGTTCACAATCGAAGCGGAAAAGAAACATGCTCAAATCGTTCTGAATGTAATTAAGCAAACAACCAATGATGTGCCACTGACTGTCAGAGATTTTGATGTGAAAACCACTAGAAATTCCACTGACAATATGTTGGTTAAGGCCCAATCGTTGGATTACTTGCTGAAAAATAAGATTCATCCGCTGATTGCAATTACTGTATGCGGGCTGTTTGGTGACCCGGAAAAGGTTTGGACGCAAAGTAAGCCGTACATGGATACTATTTTCAAGACACAGCTTCAGCTTGATGCTGAGGCAGAAAAAGAGAGAGCGATAGCGCTTCTTGAAAAACAGAATAACTCAGTTAAAAGAGGGGAAGTCGAGTAGACTTCTTCTTTTTATATTCAAAATATGGAGCCATCCGTTAAATGGTAGAATCCGGCAGGAGCAACCTGCGTAATCAAAAGCGTGGATTAGAAAGGGGAATAACATGACAAGAGAACAGGCAAAGAAGAATCTGGTTGCGCTTGGCGTCGAGGAGCCTACTGATGAGCAGGTAACCAATTACCTAAATCAGCACAATGGAGAAGTAAAGAAATATCAGGAAGACGCTGAGAAATGGAAAAAAGAAGCTGAAAAGGCGGAGGAGCTGCAAACCAAACTTGATGGTCTTGAGCAACAGAATCTTACCGAATTGGAAAAGGAGAAGAAAGCCAGAGAGGCAGCGGAAAAGAGAACGGCAGATTTACAGAAGCAGCTTACAACTTCCGCAGTCGAAGCGATTTTCGCAAAAGCAAACCTTTCCGGCGAGGAGTTTTCCGGGATGATTGGCGCATTATCCGGGCTTGATTTGGAGGCGGCAAAGACCAGCGCAGAATCTTTTGTCAATGGAATCTCCAAACGCGACGAAGCGAACAAGACCCAGTGGCAGAAAGAAACTTTTGACAAAACTCCGAATCCGGGTGGTGGTGGCGACCCGGACCCGAAAGGCGGAGATAAGAGTGCGGCCGCTGAATATGCGAAGAAATATTCGCAGGAACATAACCCACAGCCGACTCCGGTTTCGGTGCCGACTCAAACAATGACATTTTAAGGAGGATATGACATGGCTTACATGAAGGTTGAGCAGGGATATAGCCTGCCGAATTTTTTAGAATCTGCCGTTGGTCTGGTTCAGAAAACCGAGATGGTTACTCAGACGATGGCAACCACCGTAGGAAACAAGAAACTGATTTATGGCGGTACTGCGTTCCCTTCGAATGATGACACGGCAACCGGTATCGTGTTTGAAACCGTTGATATGACTGACGATACAAATCGTCCAGCCAGCATTATCAAAGCTGGAAGAATCTATGAAAATAGATTAAAGACGCCGTTGTCCAGCGAAGCCAAGACAGCTTTGGAGAAAAAAGGATTTGTAATTCTTGATGCTCCAGAATGTGAATTTTAATTGGAGGTGTAAAGATGCCATTTAATGTATTAGATACAATTAATGTTACAGAGAGATTAAATTTTTCTCAGAACTTCTCCGTTGCAAGGCCAACTGTTCTGGATACCATTTTCCCGGACGTGAAGACACAGCACTTCAAGGCTGAGTATTATCGGCTGATGCAGGGACAGAATTTGCCGACTCCTGCATTTGTGCATGCGCTGGATTCCGAGGCGCACATCGGTACCAGGCCAACTTTCGAGAAGGTTCTGACTGAGAAACTGTTTATCAAGGAGAAAATCAACCAGTCCGAGCAGCTTCAGATGTATATCAACAATGGTGTACCGGATGATAACGGTCTGGTGAACTGGGTATTTGACGATATGGGCAGACTGTCCGAGAGCGTTGTTACCCGTACCAAGATTGCCAAAGGTCAGGCAATGAGCCGTGGTGTAATGAAAATCAAGGAAAACAATCTGGATATGGTGATTGATTTTGGTGTTCCTGTGGCTCATAAAATCACTTTTGGTGATTGGTCTAACCCAGAATATGATATCTTTGGTGACATCATGAAGGCAGTTAAAATGCTGAAGGATGAGGGTAAAATTCCGTCCAGAATGCTGACCTCTGATACCCAGATTCAGCGCATGAGAAAGAACAAGGGCATCCAATCCGCAATCTACGGTAATATCAATGCGGGTAGACTGGTTACCATGAATGAACTTCGGTCTATCATCATGGAGGAGTTCGGCCTTCAAATTGCTGCCTGTGATGAAAGATATGCCTACATCAAGGCTGATGGTTCCAGAGTGAATGGTCGCTACTTCGATGAGGACAAGGTTACCTTCTATACGGCGGATGTATCTGGTAGGGCCGGTACTGGTTTGTGGGGACCGACTCCGGAGGAGGCTGAGTATGCTGCATTCCAGGAAGCATTGCAGAAAATGTTTGTAACCGTGACCATGTGGGCGACTAAGGATCCGGTTGCAAAGTGGACGAAAGCCTCCGGTATGTTTATCCCAGTTCTTCCTGATGTATATGGCATGGTAATCGCTACGGTTACCACTGCTGAGAACACTCTTGGCGCTCTGACTGTGGAATCATCCGCCGGTTCTGCAAGTGGAGCAACGAAGCTGACTGTTTCCCCGGCAAAGGCAAGCGGAAATTCCTATAAGTACAAAGTAGGAGAATCCGCAACGGAAGTAACATTCGGTCAGAATGTTCAGACGTGGACTGTATGGGATGGTTCTTCTGACATCACTGCGCAGACAGGTAAGACGATTACCGTAGTTGAGTGCGATTCAGCATACAAGGCTCTGAAAGCCGGTAGCGCAACGGTGACCGCAAATGCAGGTTGATTGTGAGGTGAAATGAGTGGAAGCGGAGATTCTGGATGATGTAATTACATATCTTGGTGACGAGGTGGCCGAAAAAGATGTGTCGGTTCTGTTCATCTTAATCCAGAGGGCAATCCGAAAAGTTTGTGCGAAGCGGTATCCGTTTGGATACACGGACACGGAGAAAGAGACAGCGGTTGAGCGGTATCGGGACACGATATTTGCCGCCGCTGTTTATTATTGGGCGAAACAAGGGGCTGATGGTGAAAGCTCTCACAGCGAGAATGGAATCAGCCGAGCATATGAGAAAGAAGACGATATCTATTTTGATGTTGTCCCGATGGCAAAAATTTTCTGAACCGTATGTAATTCCAAAAGTTGACTCTCCTTTTAAAAGACGGAGCGTGTCTGGTCGATACCTCCCCGGCTGGGCGCAGGGTGTGTGCTGTGAATGGTGGTGGGCAAGCGCATTTTTCTTTTGTGGAGGTAATGGAGAAAAAAAGATGAATGATGATATGAAAATTGGTGGATTGATTGAATTACAGGGTGTAAAAGAAGAAATCAATACCATCAAAACAGAACTGAAAAGAAAAGGCTTTAACGCTCCTAAAGGTTTTTCGGTGCTTGAAGGATACGTTCAGGACAGGATGAATGAACTTCGGAATGAGGAAAATGCCAAATGAAAATATTTTTTGATACAGAGTTTACGGGACTGCATAAGAACACAACACTAATAAGTCTTGGCTGCGTGGCAGAGGATGGCAAGACATTTTATGCTGAATTTACTGATTATGATGAAAATCAATGCAATAACTGGATTCGAGAAAATGTTATTCAGCATTTGAGTGTTTCAAAAGACGGAATTGACAGGTGGGTGCATTATACTTCTGAACAGTTAAAGTCTACAGAAGCGTGTGTCAGAATGAACGGATATTGCGCAATAATGAGAGGAAATAGGAATTTGATTGCTGTTGAGTTAAGAGACTGGCTTGCGCAGTTTGATTCCGTCCAGTTTGTTTCTGATGTTTGTCATTATGATTTTGTCCTGTTGATTGACCTTTTCGGCACAGCATTTGACCTGCCGGAGAATGTATCGGCGAGTTGTCATGACATTAATCAAGATATTTCCTGTCATTATAGTATTTCTGAAAGGGAAGCCTTTGACAAGTCCAGAGAAGAAATTGTTATGGAGTTGTGCGGAAATGAGATTCCAGGCAGGAAGCATAATGCGCTGTATGACGCAAGAGTGATTAAAGCTATTTATGAGGAAATCTGTGGAGGTAAAGAAGAATGATTTTTAAAGAAGCTTATGAGGCGCTTAAACAGGGCGCAGATATTAAAAGACCATCATGGAAAGGTTTCTGGCGTAAAGAGAATGGCACGATTGTCATGTATTGCAAAGATGGTTCAAAGGTTCCATTCATGGAAACAGAATGTATCTTTGTTGATATCGACCACATGATGGCCGATGATTGGGAAATTGTTGACGGGGATTCCATTACGGGACTTGACGTGTCCACTTTTACATTCGGCGAGGCAATATCTCGTATGAAGAGAGGAGAGCGTGTTGCCCGTAAGGGCTGGAATGGAAAAAATCAGTACATTCAGCTGGCAACTAATATCAGCTATATTGACGCAGAGGGAAACGCTGTGAATGTGGAGCATGAAGCAATCGGGAACAAGGCGATAGCCTTTGTCGGAACATCTGGCGTGCAGATGGGATGGCTTGCTTCACAGGCTGATATGCTGGCAGAGGACTGGAGGGTAGCGGAATGAATTTTGGACAGGCATTTGAACAGGTAAAACAGGGTAAGGGCATGAGGCTGCCACAGTGGAAAGAGGATGTGGTTATCCGCTGTGCGTTTCCTCCGGATATGAAGGATACTAGAGCGGGAATCGCCCATGCCATTTGTACGGATGTGTGTTTAGCACTTAATAAGGAATTAACAGAGGCGCAGGAAAGCACGATTCGCGCGGCGGTAAGAAATCGAATTGGCGAGCAAATGACAGCCCCATATCTTTATGTGGAGAGCCGCTTCGGGCGTGTGCCGTGGAAAGAGACCATGATTGAACTGTTTTCCGAGGACTGGGAAGTGGTTGAGTAATAAGGCGGTAGTGCTATGAGAGGACTGAAACGAAACAAACAGAAGTTGTGGTATCAGCTCTACGACAATCACATTCCCATTTATGAGACAGACCTTGACGGCAATATCATCTATGACCCAGTGACCGGAGAACCGCTTTTGACTGGCGATTGTACTGTTGGCTATGCTGACCCTGTGGAGTTTCGGGCAAACGTATCAGCCGCCAGAGGGGAAGCAAATACAGACCCATTTGGCGTTGATTTGGCTTATGACAAAACGATTGCCACTTGTGACATAAATTTGCCGATTGATGAATTGTCGGTATTGTTCGTGGATAAGAAGCCGGAAATTGGCGCAGACGGAAAGTTGACCAATAAGCCCGATTTCAAGGTTGTTAAGGTGGCAAAGTCTTTGAATTCGGTTTTGTATGCGATTCGGAAAGTGACAGAGGGAGGAACGCAAAATGATTCAACATGAGACATATAGATTTGACCAATGCAAAGTGACCTTTGATAAGGATATTTACGTAGCTATGCTGGAGCCAAGAGAAGGGAAGGAAGAACAATATCCAACAGTTCTACTGGATTATCGACCGATAGGAGAAGACGGAGTTGATTTACGAAAGATTCCTTGTGTTTTGGAATTCAAGAACGAGAAAGCTATTGACGAGTTGATTGATGTCTTGAAACATTTAAAGGAGACTTGGAAAACGGAGGAACGGAACGATGGCTAAATATAGGAAAAAACCCGTTGAGATTGAAGCATTTCAGTACGACGGGGATTTAAAAGGAAAAGACGGCAAATGGTATGTTCCGGAATGGGCGATAAAGGCTTTTGAAGATGGCGTCATGTACTATGACAGTCTGGAGTGTGATTTGCCGCCCGTAGAGCTGTTTATTAAAACGCTTGAGGGTGTCCATCATGCCAGTGTGGGAGATTATATCATTCAAGGCGTAAACGGAGAACTTTACCCATGCAAGCCGGATATATTCGAGAAAACCTATGACAAGGTTATGCCGCTGTCTCCGTTGCTTGAGTAGGTGTTTGTATGGGAAAACGAATAATCCGTGGAGAACTGTCCTCAAAGGGAATCCAGAGCATTATCGACCAACTTCAAGACTACAAACAAGACTTGCACCGCAAGACTGAACTGTTGTGTAAGCGGTTGGCAGAAGTTGGATTGACCGTGGCGCAGACGAAAATCGGAGAATCTCCGCTGGGTAAGACAATTTCCTTGCGAATTGATATGGAACCATCAAAGGCAGGATGTAAGGCTATGCTGATTGCTTCTGGCCAGACAAAATCGAATGATTATGGTACAGTGAATACACTTTTGCTCGTTGAGTTTGGTGCGGGCGTGTTCTACAACCCGTCAGATAATCCGAAAGCTGGAGAGATGGGGTATGGAATCGGTACTTTCCCTGGACAAATTCATGCTTTTGAAGATGGCTGGTACTACTGGGGCGAAGATGAAAAGTGGCATTACACACATGGTACGAAAGCTACTATGCCCATGTATAACGCTTCGGCGGCTATCCGGGAACAGGTAGCGGCGATTGCTAAGGAGGTGTTTGCCTAATGCTTGACATTTCATCGCTGGTTTATTCCAGACTGATAAATGATGAACAGATGAAAAAGTATCTCAAAGGGAGCGGAACGACAAAGAATGATACGCCACCTTCATTTCCATATTTGTATATGAAAACATTGGGTGAGCCAACAACAAGCTCTTCCTTGCAGAATAAGCAATGCGCCATACAAGCTACTTTTGAGATTACCATTTATGATTCTACTTCAAGTACCAAAGCGAAGCAGCTAATCTTTCTGGCGGCTGACCTTATGCAGAAGATGGGATTTACAATGAATTACGGTCCGACTGAAATAGAACGGTCCAGTACAACAGAAGCATATCGCTGGATAGCAAGGTTCCGAAGAACCTATTGCGAGGGCGATGTGATATAGCAACTAAATAACTTTGAGCCATGCAGGAAACTGTGTGGTTCTTTTTTTATGCCAAATTTTAAGGAGGATATGAACCATGGCTAAAGCTATTGATTTGAGCACTGCCGGCATTCACGTTGGATATGGGATTGAGACTAATGCGGGAACGAAGCCTAGTGCATTCATCGACATTCCAAACCCGAAATCCATTCCGGATTTCAACCCGGAGGTCGGCACCTATGACGTAACATCTCTGAACGATACCGAGTGGAAGCGATACATTGAAGGTTTGAAGGATGTCGGAGGGGCACTGGCAATTACCTTCGGAATGTCTCAGGTATTCTTGGACATGTGGGAGGACATCTGCGATAAGTATGAAACAGCTATTGCATCAGACAAGCGTATGTGGTTGGTATTTTACCATCCAAGACTGAACAAGAGCTTTTTCTTCACCTGCGCACCGACCAGAATGGGATGGGCAGCAGCTGATGTGGATTCTGCATGGGACACCAGCGTTTCCGTAACTCCGACCGGAGAGATTGGCTGGGCAGAAGCTATTGAACCGAAGGCTGCAACTGAAGCCGCTTGACTGTAATTAACCATAACTAAGGGAGGTAAAAATCATGAGAATTTTGACGATTGGTGGCAAGGAATATCAAATTGAATTTTCCTTTGATGCGGCAGAATATAAGGCTTGTGTGGACAAAGTTTTTAAAGTGGTTTCTGGCGGCTACATTATGAAGCGTGGAATCACTGGAGAAGAGGGAAAGGCTGAAATGGCGGAGGCCATGATGGACGGAACAGCTGATATGATTTCCGATATGGCGTCTCTGTCCATTACTTGCTTTTATGCGGGCCTTCTGGAAAATAATCCTGTTAAAGATGAAAAAGCAGCAAAGCAGTTGTTTAAGCAGTTTGTAAAGGAAAATCCGGATGATGACCGCGCATCATTTCTGGGAATGTATGAGTTCTTGAAAGGATGTATGGAGGAAGATGGTTTTTTCAAACTGACCGGACTGGACAAGTATCTGAAGGACATGTCCGAAGCAATGGAAAAGGCAGCAAAGGAAGTAGAAAAGGGGACGAAACAGTCTGCATTACCAAAGATTCCAACAGACCGCAAGAAGAAATCAACTTCCACAAAATAATATGGGAACATTATCTTCCGCTTGCGCTAAAAATTGGGGTTCATTATGAATTGTTCTGGCACCTTAATCCGACAAAACTGATTCCGTTTATTACAGCATATGGACAGAAACAGCAAGAGCGAAGTGATGAAATGTGGATGATGGGTCAACTTGTTATGGCGGCATTAGATGCAACTGTATGTAACATGATGCCTTTCGTTAAACGCAAAGGAAAAGGAAAATACCCTGAAAAGCCATATCGGGTAATTCCTATGACAGAAGAAGAAAGGCGGCAGGAAGAAGATAAAGAATTGCAAAAATTCCTTGGTTTTGCGGATTCGTTTGAGAAAGATGTGAAAAAGAAAAATGAGGGCATGTAGGTGTTACAGCCTATTTGCCTATTTTAACAACATAGTTTCCATAAACCAATAGGGCGAGTGACTAAAGCAGTTACCCGCCTTTTTTTATATGCAGAAAAGGTAGGTGAATACCATGTCAGATGTGATTGACGATTTAAAGGTCCAGATAGACGCTAGTACGCAGAGTGCAGATGCGAAATTGGATAAGTTCATTGCAAAAATGATGAAATTCCAGTCCACAATTACTGGTCTGGAAATGTCCAATGTAAGTAATATTGCTTCCGGAATTAATCAGATATCGGCGTCCATTCAGAATTTTAATAACAGAACAAAGACGGCAGATTTTAGTAGAGTTGCTACTGGAATGAATAAACTGGCAACAGTAGATGCCCAGGGAGTTGCAGCGACAGCTCAGGCCATGTCCACATTTGCAGCTAATATGATGGGGCTTAATGATGTTCATGTGGATTCTGATGGGATTTCTAACATAGCCAATGCCATATCCAAACTAGGGCGGGCAACAGTGACAGAGGCGACGCAGAATTTGGAGTTTCTGAAAACCAGTATGAAAGATTTTATTACAGGAATGAATGGTGCCGGAAGTTTAACTTTTGATGCGAATGGATTAGTATCGCTGGTAAATAGCGTGAGCCGGCTTGGGAGCACAAATGCTACGCAGTCGGTCAAGAATCTTCCGCAGATTTCCACAGCCTTAAGGGGATTCATTACGAGTATGAATACTGTTGGAAGTGTCGCGTTCGATTTTGCTGGGCTTAATAATCTTGTGAGCAATATTACCAGATTAGGTGGTGCAAAAGCAACACAGGCCGCAACAAATCTGAAACCTATAAAGGACCAGATATTGCGATTCGTGAGTGGTTTGAATGGGATAGGTTCACTTAGCTTTGATACAACCAGTCTGGCTAATCTTGTGTCTTCCATTACTAAACTGGGAGGCAAGGCGGCCACAACAGCAATTCCAAACATTCAGGCGCTTGGTGTAGCTTTGAGTCAATTAATGGCAACATTATCCCATGCACCAGCTGTAAGCCAAAATCTTATACAAATGACAACAGCTCTGGCTAACCTGGCCGGAAATGGTTCAAGGGTTAGCAGTGCATCGACGGCGATGTACCGAGGATTAAACTTATATTCCAGTAGCGCAAGTAGAGCGACCAAAGCTACAAAAGGTTTAGTTTCCCAAATTGGTATGTTCTATGCCAAGTGTTTCTTGCTGATTCGTGGAGCCAAAGCATTGTGGAAGGCCACAGAATCATCCATGGATTATATTGAGACATTGAATTATTTTGACGCTGCATGGGGGCAGGTCGCTGGGAATGCGGCAGGAGAGTGGAAGAAAGCTGGTTATGAGTCTGCTGAAGCTTATGCTAAATCTTTCAGTGAGAGAGCAAAAGCATTGACAGGTAAAATGACAGGATTTCAACCAGATGCATATGGGAATCTAATAGCAACTGGAATGCCCAGTCTTGGATTGGACCCAGAAAAGCTTATGAATTATCAAGCTACTTTTGGTCAAATGGCATCCTCTATGGGTGTTGCTTCTGAAACTGCTTTGAAGTTATCCAATGCCCTTACTATGATTGGAGCGGATTTAGCTTCCGTAAAGAATCTTAAGTTTGAGGATGTATGGCAGGATATGGCATCTGGCATGGTCGGTATGAGCCGAACATTGGATAAGTACGGTGTCAATATTCGTAATGTGAATCTGCAAGAGAAATTATATGAGTTAGGTATAGATGCCAAAATTGCAAAACTGGGACAGCAGGACAAGGCACTTTTACGGACTATTATTTTACTCCAATCTACTAAATATGCTTGGGGTGACATGGCTGATACGATAGGACAGCCAGCAAACCAGTTACGCCTGTTACAGGCTAATTTTGCAAATTTGGCACGAACAATAGGTAACTTGCTTCTGCCTATAGTATCAAAAGTCCTTCCATACATAAACGCGCTGGTAATCGCCATACAAAGGCTATTTTCTTGGATAGGCGGTTTGTTGGGAATAAAGATAGGTGGTTTTAGTTCTTCGGTTGGTTCTGCGGCTACGGATTTTGGGGATATGGAAGATGCTGCTGACGGTATTGCAGATAGTACCGGTGATGCTGCAAAGAACACAAAGAAGATGGCAGACAACCTCCAGGAATTCGATACATTGAATGTTATTAATTCGCAAAAAGATTCCGGTAGCGGTGGAAGTGGTTCTGGCGGAGGTGCTGGTGGCCTGTTGGATGATGCTTTCAATGATGCGTTTGCTGAATATCAGCTGGCATGGGATAAGGCATTTGCGAACATGGAGAACTCAGCCCAAGAATTAGCTGATAAAATCACGAGGGCATTTCAACGTATTTGGGAGGCCGCAGAACCAACCAGGGAATCTTTAAAGAGACTTTGGAATGAAGGGCTTGCTCGTTTGGGAGATTTTACATGGACTGCTTTGAAAGATTTTTGGAGTGAATTTTTGGTTCCTGTAGGAAAATGGACGCTTGGAACCGGACTGCCTATGCTCGTTGACAATATAAATGCTTTTTTGATGAAGATTGATTTTCCGGCGATTAATGATGCTCTGCGGAACTTCTGGCAGGCCCTCACTCCTTTCGCAACAAAAGTGGGGGAAGGTCTTATTGAGTTTTTTGGAGATTTACTGTCTATAGGTGCAGACTTTATTAACTTTACTGTCCCTAATGGTATAAACAGAGTAGCGGAGGCTCTAAGAAAGATTTCGCCAGATACAGCTGAAAAGATTGGATATGCTCTTGGCGTAGTTGCAACCGGGATTATGGGATTTAAGACTATAGATGTTGCGGTTAAGGGTGTAAAAAATATCTATAGTCCATTGCAAAAACTTTTTAAGTTAGTAGGCCCCATGAAGTATGTTGCAATTGCAGGTGGGATTGCTGGGCTTGTCTTTGCACTAGATAAGTTCGGCGTGATTGATGTGAATTGGTCTGTTTTAGCTACAGGATTTAAAAATTTGGCATCAGCGCTTGGAAAATTTGTTTCTGGTATTGGGCAGGGACTCATTAATTTCATTAAAGGGATTACCCCGATTGTATCTCCGACGCTCGAATCTTTGATTAATGGAACTGGAAAGGCCTTTGAATTCATGGCCAAGGTATTAAATGCGATACCTGAATCCATGCTTTCGGGATTAACAACAGCATTTTTAAGCTTTTTCGCCGCCTTTAAAACTTATGAAATGGTGGTAAAGGCTGGTGGATTAATAACAGCGTTTGCGAATAACATTAAATTCTTTGGTAGTTTACTTCCTGGCATCGTTAACTCTGGCCCAATATTGCAAAATTTGGCATCTGCGCTGGGACCATCTGCGTTAGGTGGTATTGCGTTTACCGTAATAGCTGGAGGATTATTGCTGATTGCACAGCACATTATGAAAGTTACTGATGCATCTGCAAAAAGTTCAGCAATAGGCCAATTTTCACAGGCTCTTAGTGATTTGAATGATGAAGTATCACAAAAAACAAACCAAATTAACACAAGCTTGGATAATACAAGAAATGCTGTTGAAACCGCTGGTGTGGCAGAAGCACAGGTAGCAAGGGATTTGGCGAAAGAGTATAATGAGCTGTCCGATAAAGCCTCTTTAAGTGCAGGCGAGAAAGAACGGTTAAAGCAGGTATCAGACGACCTTGTGGATATTATTCCTAATTTAAGTAAATATATTGATGATGAAACAGGGTATTTAGATATTCAGAAAGAGTCATTGGATGCAGTAATACAAGGATATGAAAGCCTCGCACAAAAGCAGGCCGCACAAGAATACCTTGTTGAAGCATACAAAAATCAGTACGAAGCACAAAACAATGTCAACAAAGCTATTGACGAGTATAATAAGGCATTTGATAATTACTTAAAACAGGCAGGGATTGCTCCCGAGGTTATTAAGCAGATTGCTGATGGACAGTTAGATATAAATCAGGCGTATGTAGATTTTCAGAATAGTCCTAATGCTTTTGCAGAGAAATATGGGGTACAGGATGTTGCTACGCTAAAAAAGGCACTTGAGGGATTAAGAAAGGAAACAGAGGAATATAATATAAATCTGAAAAATGCTAAAGACACACAAGAGAAAGCGGAGTATCAATTAGATTCCATGAAAAGTACCATTGATGAATGTACTCAAAAGGAAAAAGAAGCTATAGAAACAGAAAAGGCAGGCATATTGGCATCTAACGAATATAAACAATCCTTACGTGACTTGAATACGGAATTTTCCAATTTGGATTTAAATCTATCGGAAGATTTCATGCAAAATTTAGCTTTGGATAAGAACTTTGACATTACTCCAATTCAAGAATTTTTTAAATCTTTGGCGGAGGGTGTACAAGCATCTGGAAGTGAAGTGCAAAGTGCTTTTGAGAGTTTAGGATTATCATTGCCCAAAGAATTAGCAAATGCCATTGCTAAAATGGAACCGGAAGCCCAAACGGAAGTTACAAAGATGCTTATGCAAATCAAAAGTGGTGCTGAAGTCCAGACACCGGAAATAAAATCATTGTTTGAGAAAATTGGTTATGATTTACCAGATGCAATAGTGAAAAACTTTTCAGAAAAAGAACCTACAGTGCAGAATTCGACAATGGATTTGCTTGCCGGAATACAAAATGGGCACAGTTTGACCGAAGGACATTTAATTGAATTATTTGCCGGGTTGGGAGTGAAAGTTCCAGAAGCTCTAATAGAACAGTTGGGTGATTCAAAAACAAGTGCCGAAGTACAGGCTAAGGCAGTTGAGTTATTGGCACAAATTTCATCAGCAGAAGAATCAGAGCGTCCTGGACTTATTGAAAAACTTAAGACGCTTGGAATTGATGGGGCTGATAGTCTGGCTGAAGGAATAAAAAGTGGTCAAAGTACAGTAGAGACTGAAACTAAAAATCTTGCTGGTGTAGCTAAAACCACCATGAATAATGAGTTTAATCCAAATGATAAAGGAGTTGGTTCTCTTTATGATGCTGGAGCCAATGCAAGTAAGGGATTCTGGCAGGGAATGAAGGACTGGTGGGATGATTCGTGGCTTGGAAGAAAGGTTGATGAATTAAAGGAAACTGTAACTGGAAAGAAGGGATTGGATGAACATAGCCCTTCCAAAATTATGGGACAGTATGGTGCATTTGCCGGTATTGGATTTAATAATGAGTTTAGTGCTGAAATGGACAAAACCGTGCCTATGATAGAACATTGGATAGATTCTATGAAATCCACGTTAAGCGGGTATCATATAGCACTTCCTGGTTCTAATTTTACTTACACATTAGGCAATGATTTATTGAATCAATATGCTATGGCACCACAGGTATCCTTGCCAAGCTTTAACACTGGCTCCATAAGCATGGATTACACAGCGGAATTGACAGCAAGCTTAAAAGGCTCTAATGCGGAATTGCTTTATGAATTGAGGCGAAATAACGATTTGCTTGAACAGCTTGTAGAAAAACCTGTAATTGACGAAAATGGAATCTATAATGCTACACGCAGAGGCGTATCGAGACATTTTGCGCAAACCGGAAAGACAGGATTTAAAGGTATAGATTGATGTTGAATTATCTCCCCCAAATGTTATAATTAAATTATTACAAGTGGGGGAGGGATAGGTTGAAAGAAAAAATCAAAAAAAATCGTAACTTAACAAGAGCACCAGTAAACTGCCGCCCCAAAGGATCCTATGGAATAAAGGGTATCAGGCCATAGCAGGAGGAGTAATCATATAGCCTCGTTTCTCTAAACGTTTGATGGCATTTCTGTCATACTGTTCCTGAAATTTCCGGTACATTTCTTCAGGAATAGCGGAATAATCCGTATCGGCAGGATTAAATACCTCCTGCTTTTGGAACATGTGGTAAATGCAAGTCAACACCATGCGTGCAATGGCAATGATTGCCCGTTTATGACCACGACGTTTTTTTATACGGTCATATTTGTATCTGAAGTAAGGGTTTTTACTCTTGATGGCAGCATTTGCACACTGAACCAGCAGAGGCTTTAAGTACACCCCGGCTCTTGAAACATGGACGCTCTTCTTTTTACCGGCACTTTCGTTATTTTCAGGAGCCAGCCCAGCCCAGGAGCACAAACGTTTTGAGGATTTGAATACCGCCATATCCACCCCGATTTCAGCAATGATAAAGGTGGCAGACTGCTCTGTAATTCCAGGAATTGTAGTAGCCAATTCGATAAATTTATGGTAAGGTTTAGCCAGGTCGGAAATCGTTTCTTCGAGAGTGGAGACGCACTCATTGATTTCATCGAAATGCTTTCTGCAGACCTTAATCTTAACGGATTGGTCACGGCGCAGTTCATAACCGATTATGGAGGTTACAACATCATCTGCCTTGTCCTTTGCTTTTTTAAGAAGCAGGGATTTACAGTATTCGGGGTCAAATACCTCACAGGTCAGGATATAGTCAACGATGGCGGTCGCTGATTTTCCAAAGGTATCTGAGAGGACGGATGCAAGGGCAATGTTGGAAACCGTAAGAGCATTCTGTAACCGGTTTTTCTCACTGCTGCGGTGGCCAATCAGTTTCTGCCGGTATCGGAACAATTCCCGAAGCATGCGAATTTCCTTACAGGGGATATAACTGGAAGGAACAATATCAAATTTAAACAGATCCGCAATCCAGGCGGAGTCTTTGTCATCGGTTTTCTGTCCTTTGATAGCCCTGACATACTTGGGGTTAGCAACGACAACGTGACAGGAATCCTCCAGGATATTAAAAATTGGAATCCAGTATTTACCAGTGGATTCGAGGCAGATCTCAGTGCAATTGAAAGAAAGAAGCCATTTTTTCAAAGAATTAAGATCGGAATTGAAGGTGGCGAACCGCTTTTTAACATAAGAAGTAACGCCCCTGTAGTCTGTCAGAGCAATGGTAGCGACAACAAATTTCTTGTGAACGTCCATGCCACAGCAGACAAAGTGTTTGATAGATAACATAAAACAGCCCTCCTAAGTAAAATAGACAGACATTGACTGGCTGTCCAGCAAAGAAAGACCTAAGGAATTGCTTTGACAATGATTAGGTTACGAGCTCAAGGCGTCACTGGTTTGTGCTTGAGAAGACAGCCGACACATGTTTTTATGCGGACTTGATCCCAAATGGAGGAACCGATTCTACTTCCTCCTCCGTGCTCTGTAGTGTATCTGTCTGAGGAGAGTTTAACATCAAAAATAAAATAGTGGAAGCACAAACTTGCTATTTCATAACTGTTTTGTGCCTAAGCGAAGCGAAAGGAATGAGAGTTTTTATG